GTCACGACCGACGTGTCGCTCAGGGTGAAGGCGCCTGCCACGCCCGCCCCCGGGGGGTAGAGAAGCTGCAGGTTCACGCCGCCCGCGCGTGCGGTCTGTAGGCGCTCGGTCAGTGCCTTGGGGTCGGCGTCGAAGGCGCCCGCCGGACGCACCGTGATAGAGTTCGGCGCGTGCTCTCGGAATTCGATCGGCTCGATCAAGGGCTCGAAGGTCAACGCGATCTCGATCAGCTCCTCGAGCTTGCCTGAGCTGCGGTTGATGAGCACCCGCGTTCGAAGCGCGCGGCGGTATGTCGCGTCGTCGAGCCCGTTCCTGGGCTCCCTGATGATCCGCCCGATGACGTCGAGCTGGACACCGGTCGTCGTGTCCGCCAGCCAGCGGTTGTAGTGCACGTCCAGGACCGCGTCCTCGAGCTCGTCGAGGGGCGAGACCAGGGAGCAGATCAGCTGCCGAAGCGCCGTGCTGTCCGAGAGCTGCCCGGGCAGCCGGGCCAAGGCCAGGTCGCACGCAACCCCGGGAGCCTCGATCTCCCCCGGGCCCGTCGGGAACTCGAACTCCAGCGGGCTGCTGAGCAAGGCAGGGAGCAGCGCAGGGAGCAGCGCCACGGGCTACACCGTGACCGTGACCGTGATGTCGGCCACGTCCATCGTGAAGTACTCGCGGATCGTGGCCGTCAGGTCCGCCGTCCCTTGTGGGTCGCCCGAGCGTGCCTGGGTCATCGAGACCACCGCCGTGATCCCCGCCTGCCGCGCAGGCGACCCCGTCCGCGAGACCGAGGCCAGGAACTCCGCCCACTGCAGTGGCGTGCCGTTGACCAACCCCTCCGCGTGCTCCGCGATCAGCGCCTTGACGACCGTCGCGTCGTAGATCGAGGAGTTGGTCCGGACCGTCCAGACCGAGACCACTGCGACCGCCGCCGGTCGGCTGAACCCGATCACGTGCTCGAAGCCCTGGGAGTCCACGACGACCTTCTCCGTGGTCCCCGCCGCGCGGATGCCGCCGCCCTTCGCCGCGTAGATGACCTCGGCGAGAGCCAGGTCGTCCCCGGAGGTCGGGGAGGTAGGCCCGAGGACGATCGCCTCGACCGAGTAGGCAGGGACGCCCCGTGCGTCGGTAGCGCCCGTGACGTTCTCGTAGACCGCCACCGTTTCAGCGCCGATGTCGGCCGCGAGGATGGCCGAGCGGATCGCGTCGACCGTGGTCGAGCCCGCACCGCCGCGGGCCTCGACCTCCCTTCGCGCCCGGAGCTCGTCGTCACGTTCGACCGCGCGCCCGTTCGTGACCGCGCTTGGGGACGAGATGGCCGTGAACCCCGCGACCGGCGCAGCGATCTCGTAGACCGTCGCCGTTGTGTAGGCCGTGGCGCCCGCCGTGGTCGCCTCGAAGTCGACGAGCTCCGGCCCCCCCGAGGCGACGATCTCCTCCGTGTTCGCCGCGTTCGCCGTGGTGCCTACCGGGCGGATGACCAGCGAACCGATCGCGTAGGTCCCGGCCGCGAGCGTCGCGGAGTGAACCGTCGCGGCGGGGGTTGCCGCGCGCCGCCGCGTCCCGGTGATGGCCGCAACCGAGTCCTGAACCGCGCCGTTGTTCTGGTCCGGGTCGAGGCCGGAGTAGAGCGCCGCGAGCGCCTCCTCGACCTCCCGGATCCGCTCGGCCACGATCCCGTTGATCTGGCCCAGGGCCGACGCCGCCGACTGGTCGACGTTGGGGCCGATGGCCGATGCCGCGCGCTGGGCCGCCTTGATCTCCTCCTCGATCTCGAGGAGCGTCCGGGCGGTGAATCCGGTCGAGGTCAGCTCAGCCATTGGGTAGTCCTAGCACGAAGGGGCCGTAATCGGCAGAGGTCACGAGCCGTCCCCCCACGACGACCTCCCAGTCGACGGTGAGCGCACGGGTCGCGCGGTCGTGGGTCAGGGCGACGACTGGCACGGCGTCGATCTCGGGGATGGACCGGAGGATCCGCCGGCACAGGGCCTCGAGCTGCGGGAGGTTCGTGGGCTTCACGAAGACCTCCTCGATGTAGGGGACCCCCTGGGTCACGTCCAGGAACCACTCCCCGCGCCAGAACTGAAATTTCAGCCGCGCGGACTGGACCGCCGCCTCGACGTTGTCCGCCGTGAAACGCAGCTGCCCGGCGGGGAAGGAGATGTCCCACGTGTCCGCGTCGAGGTGGATCGCGCTCATGTCAGCCACCAACTTTCAGGCGGGCGGACGCCGAGGACGCCCAGGCGCCGGGCGCGTCGAGCGCCGCGATCAGCCCGGTCTTAAAGCTCAGGCCACCGTCCGCCGCGGGGGTGATCGCTGCTGTGCGGATCGCCGCGACGATGCGGTTAACCATGCTGGCCAGCGCCGCGGCGTCCGAGCTCCCCCCGACCTCGGCCGTCCCCGACTTGATCGTGATGTTCGCTAGGCCGGATTGCCGCCCGAGGACTAGGTCCGTGGAGCTCACCCCCGACATGGCCGCCGATCGTGGCCCGAAGGCGCAGGGGATCGCGACCGCGCCGCTCAAGCCGTGCATAGTCGGGACGCCCGGGTCGGAGACCGCACCCGTCGCGCGGAACTGCGACGTGTCGCGCTCGGAGAAGACCAGGAGCACCGGGTCGCCCACCGACAGCGGGAACGTCACGAAGCACTGCCCGCCCGAGGGGAACAGGACGGGCACCGAGGGCAGCACAGGGAGCGTCTCGAGGACGACCTCGTCCTCCTCGCCGCCGGTCGGGACGCCGCGCTTGATCATCGGCTCGATGTCCGCCGTCTGGGTCGCCGCGTCGTAGGACCGCACCCGCCCCGGGAGCGCCGTGTGCAGGTCCGCGAGGCGAGCGTCCAGGATCCGGCGGTAGGTCTCTGCGGGGGTGATGCGCTCCACTAGTACGGCTCCAGCTCGAGCTTAGCATACCACTCAGGACCGAAGGTGCTCCCGCTGTACTCGACCGAGCGGACGGTATAGCCGCCGTTGAACTGCCGAGACTCGACGACGACGCGCCGGCCGGGGTCAAGGCCGGGTTGGATCAGGCACGTTGCCGTCAGGATCCCGCGGGGGTCCGCTGTCGGCGCCCCGACAAGCCCGGTGTCAGGAGTGAGAAGCGTTGCCCGGTTCTGCAACGGGCGCCCGCGCTCGCGAATGACTAGGACGCCGTTCTGAACGCTCCACCGGAGCCCGGCCCCGCGCACGATCGCGTCGACCACATCCCGCGCGGGCCCCGCCGCGACGTAGCCCTCCGCGAAGGACGTCGCGCCGTTCGTGAGCGCCAGTCCACGCGCGAAGTCCGAGATGTTCCCATCCCCGATCCCAAGCGCGCGCACCGCCGCGCGGAGGACCTCGTCGACCGCCGTCCCGGCCGCGAACGACTGAACCAGCCGCGCGCGCTGGTATGCGTCGCCCTGGTCCTTGGCCTCGACCTTGACCACGACGTCGATCCCGTCCGCTTCGGTGACCACGCCGGTCCGGGTCGCGTCGCCCACGAACAGGACAGGGGGATCCTCCCCGTAGCCCGCCCGGACCTCGACGCGGGGGCGTGCGCGCCCCTCGATGCGCTGGCGCGTGTCGGCGGAGAGCCCGTAGACCTGTACCGTGCACTTGTTCGGCTCGCGCTTGCGCGACTTGAACACGGTGAAGGCGACGTCCAGCTCGGAGACGTCGATCGGCCCGAGCCGGACCGACCAGGACCGCTCGAAGAGCCTGGTCACGCAGCCGCCGCCGGGAAGTAGGCCAGGAAGCAACGCCCCTTGGGGTGCAGGTCGGTCAACCCCGGCGCCTCGCCGTCCTGGGAGATGACCAGCAGCGTCCCGGGGAACGCGCGGTCGTCGCGAGTCCTGAACGCGATCGGCCAGTTCGCCTGCAGAGCGCACCCAACGCGGATCGGCTCGCGGTTCTCGGTGTAGATCCCGAGCGTCCAGCGCTCCCAGCGCTGCACCCAATCGAAGCGGAGCAGGTACGCCCGCCCGTCGAGCTCCGTGATCTGTTCGTAGTGTGCTTCGGTGGCGCTGGTCGGGATGACGATCACAGCGAGATCCCCCACGACTGCTGCAGCGACTGTCCAACCTCGGAGTCCGCCATGCGCCGGAACGCGCTGCTGTTCTGATCCGGGGGGGACGTCGAGGCCTCGGCCCCAGCCTGGGCCCCGTTGTCCCGCGTGCGCCGCCCGCGCGGCTGGCGCGGTACCGGAGCCCCGACGTCCCGCGTCTCTGCGATCCGGACCTGGGTGATGTCGACCGTGAACGTGATCGAGTCGGTCGCGTCCCGCGGGGCAACGACCGAGACGATCTGCGCGTCCTCGTAGGTGCGGACGTCGGTCGTCACGGTGACCAGCTGCGCCGTCTCGGTCAGCGCGGTCAGCGCGTCGAGCACGTCCCGGAGCCGGTCGAACCGCTCGGAGAACTGCAGCACGCTCGCCTTGGCGGGGGAGTCGCGCACCGACGCCGAGACGTCGTTCGCCGACGAGTTCTCGCCGGACAGTGGCACCGACCCGATCGGGGTGTTCGTGACCAGGCCCTCGAGGCGGTACCGCCGCTGCCCCGGGCGCTTATGATCTGACAGGTCCGCGCCGCGCTCGACCGGATGGTCCGTGAGCGTGGCCATGACCTCGTGACTCTCGGACATGACCGCGTCGACCTCGAGGATCACGAGGGTGTCGGTCCCGGTGTCGTCCGTGCGTACGTAGCCGACGGTCATCATTCGGTCAGGCCCTCCAAGTCCTCGAGCGCGTCGCGGTTCGCCGCGTCGATCTCCCGGCGCGCCGCGCGTGCCGCTGCGTCCGCGACCTGGCGCTCGTCGAGCCCCTGCCCGGAAATCGCGATGTTCACGGTCGGGGAGCTGTTCAGGACCGCGCTGGTCCGCCGGCCGCCGCCCGTACCTGTGGCCGTCGTTGGGCCTGTAGACGGCCCGCGCGCCAACACCGCGTCGACCTGCGCGCGGGACGCGGGGCCGCCAGCCGCTGCGCTGGCCTCGGCGAACGCGCGGCGGCGGGCTTCTAGCACCGGGTCGAGCTTGCGATCCTCGCGGAACATGTTGTCGATCGTCGAGGTGGGATCCGCCGCGTTCTCGTCGATCGCGACGTTGGTCAGGCCGAGCGCGTTGGTCAGCCGGGGGAGCAGCCCGACGACCATCCCGATCGCGCGGGCGAACTCCTGCCATGCGAAGGCCAAGGCCCCGACGAAGGTGTCCTGTTTCGCCAGCTCCGCCGTGCTCGCGATCAACCCCTCAATGAACTCCTCGAAGATGGGCCCGAACACGCTCCGGCCGCCCTCGAAGTGGGTCCAGAGGTCATCGATCAGCAGGATCAGGATCCCGACGCCGACGGCCACCGAACCGAAGGTGAGCAACGCCTTGCTGAACGTCGAGACGATCTTCAGTCCCGCGACCGTCGCCGCCGCCCCGAGCAGCCCCATGGCGGTCTCGAGAACGTGCGTCCCGTCGGTCATGTCCATGAACGTCGTGAGCAGCTTCGTCCCCGCCGTGACCAGGCGCTCGATGATCGGCAGCAGCAGCACCCCGATCCGCGACCGGAGCGAGAGAAGCGCCGTGTCCTGGTCGGCGTAGGCGTCGGTCAGGCGCGCGCTGGCCGCGATGAACTCCTCGGACGCCCCGCCACCGAGCGCCTCAAGCGCCGCGAGCGCTTCGTTCAGGCCCTCCGCGCCGTTCGCGAACAGGGGCCCGAGGCGCCCCGCGCTTTCTCCCATGACCTGCATGAGGAACGCCGAGCGTTCCGCCGGGGTCTCGAGCCGTCCGAGGTTCGCCGCGATGTCCGGGAGCAGGTCAGTCAGCGGGCGGACCCGCCCGGCCGCGTCGGTGGCAGACACGCCAATCCGCGCGAACACCTCCCGCATCCCCCCGCCCTGGCTCGCATCGGTCGCTGTCTGGCTCAGCGTCTTGAAAGCGTCGTTCAGTTGGTCCGCCCCGACGCCCGCGTGCTCCGCCGCCGCGCGGTAGGCCTGCAGCTGAGTCGACCCGATGCCCAGGACTTGGCTGGTCTTGTCGAGCTCGTCGCCGATGGCCGCCGACGTTGCCGCGAACGACCGGATCCCTTGAACGACCGCGCCGCCCGCGAGGACCGCACCGAGCTCGCGCAGGCGGTCGATCGTGCCCTTGGTCGCGTCGTCGCCCTTCTTCAGCTCGTCCGAGTCGAATTGAACGCCGAAGCGCGCGAAGACCTCACGAAGCGCGGTCACTGAGCACCTCCAAGTCCTCGAGGATGTCCAACGCCTGATGCGCGTCCCAGACGTCCGTGATGCTCCACTGTGTCTCGATCTCGATCAGGGTCACGGTCATCCTGGGGTGAGTGACGATCCGCCAGACGTCCCAGGGGAGATAATCCGGCGGGGTGATGGTAGCTACTCCGCCGCTGCGGCCGGCGCTCCTTGGGGGGCGCCCGCGAGGAGGGGCGCCGCTGCGGCGAAAAAATCGGCGTAGTTCACCTCGACGCAGAAGGCGAGCCAGCCGAAGTACCGGAACAGGCTCCCGCCCTTGAAGTGCTCCGCGCGGTTCGGAGCGGTCAGGATCGGGGTCTTGCCGTCGGGCGCGATGACCTTCGTGTACGGGCCGAAGGCCTCCTCGAGCGCGATCAGGTCGGACTCGTCGAGGTCCTGGACCAGCTTGGTAGCACCGGCCGCGATGTCCTGGATCCCCGCGTCGAGCAGGCCGGCCCCGCCGCGCTTCGCAGTCGAGGCGACCGCCCCGGCCAACGCCAGCGAGAGGCCGGGGACGACCTTCTTGCTCAGTAGGACCAGGATCTTCCGTGCCTGAGCAAACGGGAGCTGCGTCACCTCGTAGGTGACACCACCGATCTCCTTGCGGTTGGTCTCAAGCATCGGGGTTGCTTCCGTGCGTTGCGGCCAGGAGCTCGTAGCCGATCACCCACTCGCGGGTACCGGCTTCCATGTCGAACCCCGCGTCGGGATCGTTCTCGATCCACGCCTTCGCCGCCGTGAAAAGCGACGTGCCCGCGATGTCCTGCACCGTGAGCGACCCGACCCCCGCGCCGTTCGGGGCGGCCAGGTCCTGGGCGTGGATCTGGGTCAACCGATCGTTGCTCTCGCTGGTCTGCATGAGCGTGATCGTCAGCGTGCCCGAGCGGTTGTGGTTCCGAGTCCGGACCACGTTCCCGCCGACCCCGACCTTGGTCGAGAACGGGGGCGCCGCCTTGCTGAACGCCAGGAACGAACCGTCGGCGTAGCCGTCGACGAAGTGCCCTGCGAACACGCAGTGCACGAGCTTGGGGTCGTAGGTCTTCACGCGGTGATCCTCCCGTTGACGGTGACAGTGTGAACGGCGCCAGCGAGGCGCGCCTCGAACTCGACCCCAGGCAGGTTGCGCGCGTTGCGGTTCGTGCTCGAGACGTCGAGCACGTCCGGGAGGACGACCGTCCAGCCCGCATCGATGACCCCCGCGGCCTCAGCCTCTGCCAGCTGTCCGCGAACCTCGTTGCCGATCATGCTGATCCCGGCGTTCGTGAACGGGACCTTGTCGTTGTTGACCTGCAGCGCGAGCAGGCGCTCGGCGAGCCGGGCCTCTAGCCAATCGACGTCCCGCGTGACGTCGATCCACTCCCCGCCGTGGGTCTTGCCCGGGTAGGTGAGCGGTACTGCGTTCACCTCCACGTAGTAGTTCGTGTTGTCCGTGTCGAGCGTGGTCAGGTTCGACGCCGTCCACGCGTCCGTGGTCAGGCCCGTGACCGACTTGTAGGCGGTCGTGGCCTTGCCCGGGTCCTTGGCCAAGATGACCCCGAGCCAGCCCGCCGCGCCGTGCGCCTCGGGGTCGTCCCGGGTGATGAGCGAGAACGCCCGGTCGTTGCTTGCCGTGCGGAGCGCGTTCGCCGCGCTCGTGTAGCCGGCCGGGTTCGTGTACTGAGGACTCGCGCCATAGATGCGCTTGTTCGTGAGCACCCAGGCCGCGACGTCCGCAATGTTCGCGGCCGAGTCGACGTCGATGGACACCGAGTAGAACGCCGGGCTCGCGTTGAAGATGGCGGTCAGCGCCGTGTCATAGGCCCAGTCACCTGTCGTGTCGGTGTAGTTGCCGAAGCCCGTGATGTCCTTCACGTAGCAGCGGACCCCGTTCGCGCCCGAGTCGAAGATGATCTTGTTCGTACTCGCCGTGATCTTGGCGTTCGCGGCCGCCGCTACCGCCGCCGTGACCGTGCCCGCCGCGTCGGTGGTGAACGGGACGTCGACGTCCGTCTCCGTGCCGTCTGCCTCCACGAAGGTGAAGGTGCACCGCTGGCCCGCCGCGATGCCTGTGAGGTCGAGCTCCGCGAGCCAGTCGGACCCCGGCGTCGGGAGCCGCCCGAGGCGGACCACCGGAGGGCGCGGGCGCTGTGAGAACACTGCCGCCGCGAGCTTGTATGCCTGGTCGTTCACCGTGAAGTTGTCCGAGACCATCCCCGCAAGGCTGGTGTAATCCCGGTAGAGGTCGGCATTCCGGGTGTGGTGTGCCAGAACGAGCGGAACCCCGAAGCTCGCCCGCGAGGGAGAGACCGTGGCTAGCGAGATGTTGATCGTAACGATCCGGTTCAAGTCCATGGTGTTCCTTCGGGTATAGCGCGTCGCGCGCTCGGGGGCTAGGGGTCGACGGCGTTGGCGGTCTGGTAGGAGAGCGAGAACGTAAAAATGCCGTCGCCGCTGTTGGCATCTACTAGGGCCACGGTGAGCCCCGTCCCGATGGACATAGCACGCAGGCGAACATCGCATGTGTCAAGGTCGCTCTTTCCCTGACCGAACACGAAGTGAGGAACCGTGGCGGGCTCGAAAGGAAGCGGGATGTAGAGGTCTTCGCTGTTGACGCCGCCGCCCACGTGTACAGCGCCGGAGACGGTCACGGTGTCACCAGCGCTGGGAGTGCCGACGCCGGAGCCGTACCGAGCAACACACAGGCCACCCGGAAACACTGGGTCACCGAAAGAGTTGAACGCAATGGAGGAGGCGGCGGCATCGGCGCTGGAAGTGATAGTAGGGGCGTATGTGCCACTGTAGGCGTACCCGCTCCCGCCACCACTCGCCAGGTCCGCGATGTTCTGCGTGGTGGTCACACGCGAGTTTGCGCCCTGGACTACGTGCAGGACCTCGGTACCGTCGAGCGCGTCGGCTGCGGGCGGTGCCTCAGCACCAATAAGTTGCTTGTCCGTCATCGCATGTCCCCCGATAGGCCTTCGGTGCCTACTATGTCGCCACTATACAGCACCGCGAACCCGCCCAGATCACCGCTCATGGCGACCGACGCGGAGGGCTGCGGGCCGACCAGATAGGTCTTGACCTCGGCATCCTGCACGGGGTCGATCGTCTGGGTAATCTCGACGGTCTCGATGTAGCCGAAGTCGGCGTCGTTGCCTTCTTCGTCCGAGACGTGGGTGAGCAGCACCGCCTCGAATACCGCGTACGAGACCACGCGCGCCTTGTCGTCCGTGCGGTTGACCGTGCGAACGTCGGTGGTGGTGCTGACCCCGACGCCGACCGCGCGGAGCGCGTCGAGCACGGACAGGCGCCCAAGGCGCGTCCGGATCTGCTCACCGATGGCGCCGGCCGACGTCGCAAGGTTCTGATCTCGGGTCTCGACCTGCACCTGCACCGTGACGACGCGCCCGCCGTAGATCCGGGGAAGTACGACGTCGTCCAAGGCCACGTAGCGCGTGCGCGTCTCGTCCTGCCCTAGCTTGCGGGTGCTGACGACCGAGAGGAACACCCGCGGCCAGGCCTCCCACTGAGCCGTGACGTCGCGCCAGTACGTAGGACACCCAGCGATGTCCGCGACCTGCGCCGCCAGGACGGTCTGCAACCCGGCCCAGTTCATGGCGTCCGGACCTCGTAGGTGATGGAGCTCCGGAGCTGGCCGGTGTCGATCAGGGGAGTGCTCGAGCCCTTCGCGTCGATGGTGCGTGGGTCGAGTGGTGGCTCGACCCGGCTGTCCGCGATGAACTGCTGAACCTGGCCTTGTGCCCAGATGCCGAACTGCTCAAGGGCCTGGTCGAGCGTGAGCTCGGACTTGAGCACCTTCCGGAGCAGCAAGCCCCATGCCTTGTCGATCTTCGCGCGGTCGGCGTCGGCCCAGGCGCGCAGGAAGGAGCGCTGCGGGACCCCCAGACCGAACTCGTGGATCTCGGCCAGCGTGCCGACAGTCATCCCGCCCGGCGTCGACGCGCCCGCCGTGTCCCCGATGATCCCGACGTCGACGACGTTCGGACTCTTGTCGGTCACGGTGCGGACGAGCTGCTGCGCGCCGAGGTCGCGGACGATGACGCTCATGTCGGAGGCAACCCCGCGACGCGGAAGCCGGACGCGACGACCCGATTGAGCCGGTCACGCTCCTTCTGATAGATCGTGGTCTCGCCGGCCAGGCGCATCGCCTCACCACCCGGAGCCATCGCCGTCAGGTGCGCCGCGAGGGCGAACACGCCGAGCGCGTGATGTTCGCCCCAGATGTCGATCGGCGTCCGGGTCAGGGCCGCGCCGAGCGCCTGATCAAGCGTAGCGGTGGGGGCCGCCGCGAACTCAGTGTACACCGCGAGGAACGCCGCCCGCCACGCGACCACCGTTGCCGTGTCCTCGGAGCTCAGCGTCGGGGGCTGCGGATAGGCCACGGGTCAGCCCCCCGCCGTGGCGTGGTCGTGGTCGCGCTCCTCGACCGCGTCCTTGACCGAACGCCGCGGGTCCGCGCGGAAGTGATCGTACTCACCGGGCCCCGCGGTGCGGATGAACGCGACGGCCTCCCGGGCGGAGAGCACGCGGGGCCCGGTGAGTAC